ATGTCGGACATTCATCTCGTTAGTTAAAAAAACAGTATCTTGGTGGTAAGATAATGCTTTATTGATTAAAAATGGTTGATATGCTTTCTCTTCGACCTCATCAACCATGAGGTCTTTTTTGTCGTAAGAGACCGACTTTACAAAATCAAATGGATTTCTTTTGTTAGAGTGCTTCGCCACGATCAGTCAACTGTGTTTCAATTCTATCTACAAGTTTTTCACCTGTCTCACCCTCAACTAAAACAACTTTGGTGCCGTCATGAAGTGTTCTTTCTATTTTGCCAGACATATATTCTATATCTGTAACCGAATGTTTCTCTGTATCTTGTGGTCTATTATCATACCACATAGAATTCATTCTATGAACTTGCATACCTTTAATGTTATCAGCAAGCTCTTCAGCTGCCAATATCTTCTTTTGCAATTCTACTTTACTTTTATATTGAGTCATTTTGTCTCCCTTTCTCAAATAATTTATTTGCCTGTCTCTGAAATGATTTTTCTACTTGTCTATCAAACCATTTTCTAAACCATTGTCTAAGTTTACCCATTATTTAAACTTACACTCCGACATTATCTCTGTTAGACATGCAACAAAATTTATCTCAGCGTCCATAGCGAATGCAGATTTGTATTGATAATCTGCAATAAACAATACACATGCAGGTATAGATGCAGGTTCTAATCTCTTTTCAAGAGCGTTGAACAGTTTTCTATATAGTGTATTGAAATCATTATCTGAATTTTGACCAACCCATTTTCTCATGCCAGACCAATCTTTGTCTGCAATCATGTCAATTAAAGGTGTAAGTTTCTCTTCTGATAGTGTCGCTAATAAACCACTATCGATTACACCTGAAGCACCATATCTTTGCACTTCGTTGATACATCTTCTGAAATCTGGAAAGAATTTAAGTATGAGTTCTATTAAAACTTTTTGGTCATACTTGATACCCTCATCATCACAAATTAACATGAGTCTTGCAAGAAATACAGATGCAAGTCTCTCTTTTTCATTGTTGGGTATACTAAAATCTATAACAGTGCATCGACTATGTAATGGTGCGATGATTCTGTTTTTGTAATTACAAGTGAATATGAATCTACAGTTTGAAGAAAACTCTTCTATAAAGTTTCTCAATGCAGGTTGAACTGACTCAGCAGAAATATAATCTGCCTCATCTAAGATTACCACTTTAGGACCACCTGAAAGTGATACTGTAGATGCAAAGTTCTTGATTTTTGTTCTGAGTGTATCAATCAATCTGCCCTCATCAGACCCATTGATAACGATGTAGTCTGCACCTAACTCATTGCAAAGTGCTTTTGCTACAGTTGTTTTACCTGTGCCTTGTGAACCACAAAGTAAAAGATTTGGTATCTCTTGATTGTCTACAAATTCTTGAAAAGACTTTTTGACACCAGAAGGAAGTATCGTGTCC